TTGCCAGCGTTCAGTGCGAAGACGCAGGGCTTCCCTGTGGCTTCATGCACTGTGGCAGCGGTTGCCCAGCCCTCTGCGATATATGCAAAATCACGAATAGGCCCACCAATCACACTAAAGTTACCGATCACCGGGAGCTGGTAGGAGAATTTCTTCTTGCCATCTGCGTCGATAAACTGCGCGCCAACGCGCTTGCCCTTCACGTCAATGATTGGGATTGATAGAGTGTCGCCGTCAATCTTAGCGTTGTGAAGCTTCAGGCGCTTCTTTTCGAGATACGGGTGACTGCTCATAGCGTCACGCTCAGGCCATTCAACATCTCGTCTCACCTCCACTGTCGGCGTGTGTCCCGGCTGTGGCCAGAGTGACATATCGCGCAGCCTATCCTTGATTGATTTATAATCGTTGCACTTGCGGCAATTGACCATAACTTCGCCTTGAAATTCTTTAATCCAAAATCTGTCTGTGCCTGAGCAAGATGGGCATGGGCCATGAAACTCGCCCTGCGCTGTTTTCTTCAGCTCAAGATTGCTAATAATTGTTTGACCAAATTCGCTCCAACGTGCGTTTGGAAACTTGCTCTGTGTTAAGACTTTCATTATATGTTTCCTTACTAACTGCCTAGTGGCTCCAGATTTATGCCCCGGTGTTAACTGAACCCGCCGGGGCATAAGTTCTTAGACTTGACACCGTGTCGTGTCTAAAAAGGAATTTCGTCCTCAAAAGCAGCATTGGACAAAGCAGCCGGGGCAGATGTAGCCATAGCAAACGGATCGTCAACCTCCGGCTTAGACAGTGTTGTGGCGCTTGCGGTAAAACCACCCGACACGGCAGTAAACGGATCATCCTGACCCTGCATCTCTGCAAGCTCAAGCACCTGAACTGCGCGTAACCTAAGTGACACGCCGTTAATGCTGCCAGTGTTGTATGGGACAACAACCACGGCAACGTTGCACTTGCTGCCAGTTGTTAGCATGAAGTCGTCGGCCAGTTTATTGCGCGCCGCGTCAACCTGCTTCGGTGGCTGTGTCTTGTCTCCGCCGTAAGCACCCTTTAGCTTACACTTGCCTACGACTTCGCCATCGTCGTTGCGCTTGTATGGAAGCATTGCTGGCTTGTCCGGCCATTTGCGTTTTACGTCAAGCGCGGACGCATTCTTGTAAGCTTCCATGCACAGGTTGTGCAATTCCTTTGCCTTGTCATCTGACATTACAAAAGACATTTCGTATGCCGCACCATCATCCAACGGATCACATTTTACGCTCTTATTGTCGTAAGTGTCAAATTTGTACGTTGAATTAAGTCGAGGGTAACGGGCAGTCACGTCTGTTATCATATGTTGCATTATGCAATTCCTTCTGATTTGTGCAGCACCCCTGCACTGGGATTAGTTAAAACGCGGTTTCACTGTCCATCCAAGCTGGCAGATGTATCGTGCCAAGGTCGGGCCAGTTAGTGCCGTATTCGTCATTGTCTTGAGCCTGCTTAATGTCTACCAGCGTTGCCATCATGCGATTGTGGGCGTGGCGCAGGTACATCTCAGATAGCTCGTAGCAAGCCGTAACGTGTGGCGCGTCTTTTTCCACACAGACGAATATAAAGTTATCCACCCGCACTTTATTAAGGCGCAAAACATGCATGTAAAACGCCGCCTGTACGTCGTAACCAAACGTTCGAACGGCGCGGTCAAAGCCACGCGGTGATGCGTCTTGGCATGTCTTGACGTCCAGCACGATGCCAGCCTCCCGCAAAAGACCATCTGGACGAGTTTTCAACTCAATGTCAATGTCGGGGTCTGTGGCGAAGAACGAAGCTTCTGCCAGCAAATCAGGATTGGTGAGGAGGTGGTTTGCCATGTTGTTGTTCATACAGGCGTCAGTCATGCTGTTGGCTAAATCGTAATCAGCCTCAGTAAGCAAAATCTTGCCTAAAGTGTCGGCTTCATCTTTAAGCTCAGTCCAAGCCTTGCCGCGCCGTGTCTCAGGGCCACGAATAACTAGGCCCTTCTCAGGCTCAAGCAGCATGGCGTGGACGGCGCTGCCCAAATCAAAGGCATGGCTTTCCTTGCGGACTTGGCCCTTCCAATGCGCCAAGCTCTTGCTGGCGACTGTCTTAACAGATGAAGAGCCAAGCGCAGGATGCGCGTGATACTCTTCATTGGACATGTCTTCAGATTTAATTATTGTCATTTGCTTTCCTTCTTTTTTTAGCTGCCGCTGCCATTTTCTTGTATTTAGCTCTGTATTTTTTACTGCAATCTAATAGAGCGCCTGAAGCATCACCGCAAATATCGCCAAGAATATCCATGTGGTAAACGTCATCACCAACAAGGCCCTCTTCAAGAATTAAGCAAGCCTCCACGCTATTCTCGTTTACTACCACCAAGCCAACAATCTTTAGGTGTCGCGGCAATTCGCAATCGCCAAACTCAATCACCTCTTCAAGGTCAACCTTTGCTTCCCAATCGTATTTCATTTCTTCCTCCAAACTACACTAACTTGATCGCATATATAAATCATATGGGCAAGCATTAATTTCAAGCCACCTCAATAAAGTTATCGGCTTTTTCAGCCCACAGGATAAACGTGAATTGCTTATCATTGGCTGAGCCATAAACTTCAGCCTTGGCAATCTTGCCAGCGGTAAACAAACGCATTGCGCTATTTCCTACGGCCTTTTCACCAAGCCCGGCTTGCTGGGCAAGCTCCTGAGTGGAATAGTACCCACCAAATTGGATCAGCTTTAAAATCTCACTGTCAACTTGAGAGCGCGTCAAATCATCATCTCCATCGTAAAACTCATTTAAATGTTCGGCGTCACGAACCGCCACAACTTGATTAATAGGCACATCTTTTCCGCTATATAAACGCACAGCCTGCCACGGCGTGCCGCGAGCTGACTTGTCGGCAAAATTCGGAACCAACATAGCTTTAATCTTATCGCCCGGCTTCAGAGTGTAACCCTCCGCTACATGGATCGGGATAAAAACCTGCTCGTTGCTTATCGTATCGCAGGCAAAGCAAAATCCGTGAGGATGCGAGTTCGTGATAATAATAGTGTTTTCCATTGTCTCTTCCTTGTTTAAAATTTCAAACCGGACATACGCCCGGCGTACCAAAGACGCTCCAGCGAGTTTAGCTCGTCTTGGTCCATGGCCATGCACGGGCCATAGCCTAAGTCCACTTCTTTAGCCTTATCCATGAACAAAGCATGAGAGGCGTAACCAACGACATTCATTTTGTTCAGCTCAATCTGACAGACCAGCACAGCGCAGTCTGCTTTGAACGACTGCTTGTCCTTAAACAAAAGCCTGCCATTTTTATGGAACGTGGCCTTAACGTCAATCGAAATATCGTCCAGCCAAATGTCGCGCCCATCGTCAACGCCAACCGCGTGCTGGTGTTCCAAATTAAACACCCTAGACACGGCCAACTCTGCCTTAACGCCCAGCAAATCTAAATCTTGCTGGCTCTTAACCTGATCGCGGCGCTGATTAACAATGCCAGAGGCTCTAGCAAGCTGCCAACGCATAGCCGCAGCCTGATTGCATTGCGACATCTCCTTGGGTGATAATTGGACTAGCATTTACTTCTCCTTTAATGTTAGGTGCGCCGGGGCCAATACCCCTATAAAACCCCGGCGCGTATTAGTCTGAGCATTCTCCGCGCAAGCTACTGCGCAGGGCCATACATGCTGACTAAAAATGTCGGCTTATGCTCAAACCAATTCACTTGTCGCTCTTATCGGCGACTTTAGTTAAAAAACGATTTGCGTCATTAATCGCGCCTGCCATACCGGCAAGCTTTTCAATCTTTTCATTTTGGATAAATTCATCATCCGCATCCTCCATAGCCTGCAAAACAGAATTTAAAATGCGCTCACGCTGTTCGTGGGTATCGACAAAACCATCCAGCAAAACGCAAATTGTTGAAGCCAACTGAATGTCTGTCATGTTGTCGGGAAGGTCCATCATGAATGTGTGGACGGTATCGGCTAGCTTGCCATTTAGTTTACGGCTCATAACTCTACCCCCTGCTCCTCACGCTCAAGCGCAATATTAATAATGGATCGGTGAATGCCCGTGTCACCTTCAAGGTCTAAGCCCTCACGCATCAAGGCATTGTGAACCCTACGGCGCGCAGCAATTGACGCTTTGCACAGCCTAGCCTTCTGAGGATGCTTTTGGCTCCAAAAATAAGCCACGCCCATGTAATCAGATGAACCCACAAATAAACGGTCAATCTCGCTTATTTTGCAGAGGGCGGTAAACGAAACGCCGCCCAGCTTCACCTCAATGCTCATCGACTTCACCCGCCCAAGTTATGCCATGCTCTTCAAACTTTTTCATTTGGTGCTGATTTGGCTTGGTGTCAAAAAAGTGATACATTTTGTTGGAGACATTGTCGAACTGCTCAACGTCGCGCATACTTAAACGTGGGTATTCACTCTCAAGCTCATCGACGACTTTGCTACACATCTTCATAACTTTGCTTTTGTCTTCGCATTCGCTGGTGTCCCAATCATATTTACCTTTGAGCAATGAATATGCGTCAGAAAAATCAACAACGTCATCATATTGTAAGCGCAGCAAATTATTAACGCTCTCAGATAAACTGCAAGCAGACCAGTGCAAGCTATTTGCAGCTTCCAATTCATCCTCTTCTAGCTCAGATATAATGTCAGCACGGTCAAGATAACGCTGCTTGATATTTTCCCAGCGCTCAACGGTGTCATATTTGTCATTTGAATTTGTCATGTTAATCTCCATTGTTTGTGTTTCGTAATTATCTTAGATCATAGATAAAAGATATGCACAACACTTATTTTACTTGAAGTACATATTTTTAATATATATAAGTAAAACAACAGAAAAAGGAGAATATCATGGGCGATAAGAAACGATTGATTCAATTTAGCGATATAGCGGATCAGGCTATTTCAGATGCAGCGCTGAAACTTGGGCTAAGCTTTAGTGCATTTTGCCGTAGCGCTGCGCTTGAAAAGGCCAGCACTATAGTAGAGCCTAAACAACCGGCGGTAGATTAATGCTGATATATGGATGTGATCCGGGCTTCACGGGTGCAATCGCGCTATATTGGACTGATACGGGCAAGCTTGAAGTCCACGATATGCCGGTAATGCAAAATCCAAAAGGTAAGGCAATTATCAATTTGCATTCCCTGCTGGACGTTTTGAAAAACGAAGCGGACGAAAAGTGCATGTGCTTATTGGAATTGGTCCAGTCCAGACCGGGCCAAAATTCAAGTGCCGTATTTAGATTTGGACAGGGTTTTGGACAATTGCAGATGGCAGTGGCGGCAAACAAATTGCCCGTGCAATACGTCACGCCAGCAAAATGGAAGAAATATTTTGGACTATCTAAGGATAAGAATGCCAGCCGGGCGATGGCAATGGACCGCTTTCCAAGGGAAGCTGAGCTGTTCAAATTAGCCAAATTTGATGGCAGGGCTGAGGCTGCGCTGTTGTGCCTATACGCGGCAGAAACGATGGTTTGAGGGTGCTTATTGTTATTTATCAATGGTTTAGGGAGTAATTAATACAAATCAAGCAAAATGTCTTGGATTGTCGAGTGCTTTATTAATTGTGTACTAAACACGGTTTGTTTGTTTTCAATGACTTATGCTTGCGTTTAGTACAATTAATACAAATTAATACAACTATTAATACACTCGTTGTTTTTGTATTATTAATATTATTCACCTTTAGGTGATAATAATAGTAAAATACAATGCGAGAGAATGGAGGGTAAACGTGAATAAAGAAAAAGTTTGGGCTTGGGTTTTGCAGGAAATAGAAAAGGGCCGGGCGTTTGTCAGTCCTGCTGGCTCTCATGTAGTGCCGGAGCCTATGCTATCTTTTAGTGATAGGCTGAATGCTTGCCGGGATATTGGAGAGCTGGAGGGTTTTGCAAACCGCCGGAAATTTAATCCAAGCTTGCCAAGCTGGACGCTTGACGAACGAAACGCGATATTGCGGCGCAAAATGGAAATGCAAAACAAAAGGAAGAAAAAATGAGTGACGCAAAAAACACGCGGTCAGAGGTGTTGGCGATTGCCGCGGATTTAATTAATGGCGAACGGCAAACCCACTACGGCACGCCACAAGATAACTTCGGCACAACGTCAAGAATGTGGTCAGCTTATCTAGGGCAGCAAATATCAGCTTCGGACGTTTGCCACCTAATGACACTGTTAAAGATTGCCCGGCTGAAACGTGGACCGCATCGAGATAGCACAATCGACGCCTGCGGATATATGGCGTTAGGGGCTGAATGTGCTGAATAGCTCTAGGGCTTGATCTAAGGCTGTTTTAAGCGCTATTAAGGCTGTGCGGGTATCAACCCTCCCAAACGCTCGCACAACTAGCTCAGCGCGCCTTAAAATGCGCTGGGCGATTTTGAAAGGCCGGGCGAATGGCGTTTAAGATTGATTTGCGATTATTGCTTGAATGTGAGGACAATGACGACGCCGAAATTGAAACCGGGCTGTTGATTGATTATTGCGAAGAGCGATTGAACGAAACAACGCCGGAAAGGCTCATGCAAGCCCTTGCGGAGGTGTTATGCGAATTGCACGATAGCGAATTGCTCAAAGGTGACACGATGCATTAAAAAGCCCGGCGCAATGGCCGGGCGATTTGTTACTTTAATAATATGTTTAAAACATTCAAAGCGCGCAACCGGATCGGCAAGCCATATGCGGAACATGCTTTGAGGTGGATTATTACTATTGATAATTTTTGCATTTTGTTTATCTCCTCACAGGTTTAAAAATAGGACAGCGCCGATTGCCAGCCCGGCGCAAGCGCCTAGGCTGATTTGCAATAGTATGGCGCGGACTTGTTGGCGTATTAGTTTTGATTGGCGGCGGGTCATGTTTGAACCCTTCCAGCTAGTTTTTTGAATGTAGCGCAAGCCCGGTCAATGCCGTGCGATTTTACGCCGCTTATGAATTGGGCGCGCGTTATGTTGCGCCCGGTGTTGCTTTTCAATTGAGCGGTAAAGTTATGCCCGGTTGAAGTTTCTTCAATAACGATAAAACCCGCGTAATAATCGACAATGTGATTTTCGGTTGTCCAAAGATTTTGCATTTACTTAGCTCCTTATGATGACTGTGAGTTTTCCGGCTTCAATTACCGTGTAATCGTGGCGAATGTAGCGAGCGTGCGATTCATAATCAAAATGGCATGCAACCATAGGTTCAACCCCGTGCAACATTTCGTCCGCTAATTCGTCCGCATAATCTTGGAAACTATCGCAGCAAAATGCGTTTTCGCAATCTTGCCCGGCTTGATCGACGTTGCCGTTGCAGTTGTCGACAATGGCGCGCACTACATTTTTGCCTAAATGGTCATACTCCTCAACCAAGCGGGAATAATCTGCAATTGCCTGCAAGTCTGGATTTTCGCCAAAGTTTGGCAAATCGTCATAATCGTGAATGGCGTATTCTTCCGCGCCGGGCGTTGGTGACGCGTCAAGCATGTTCTGGATTTGATCGCGGATTTCGTCCATCCATTCCCCGGCAACGTCAATCCATTTGCCGTGCATTGTTCCATTGTTGTAAGATGCTAAGCATGCTGCATAGATTTTCATTTGATTAACTCCATGTTTGTGTTGTGTTGTAATCTTGGGTCTTATTGAGACAGGCCACGTTGGGCCTGCCCTATAAGGTCAAGGTTTATGTGAATAAATTCACTACATGCCGAACCAAGTAGGTTTTATTAGACCCTACCATTGCCCTAAATACATCCTTGCCCTCAAGCTTGCCCCTTGAGACTTGCAACCAATATCCCATGTCGTCTTTTTGCACTTTGTGTTCTGGTTTTTTTGCATTGGCGTCTAAAGCTTTTACCATTGCCTTTACATCTGATTTAGTTGTTACGAATGTTTCATACTCTAGTTTCATCTGCTTCTCTCCATGTTTGTGTTGTGGTCTTGGTCTTATTGAGACAGGCCGCGTTGGCCTGCCCTATAAGGTCAAGGTTTAGAACTCAGCGGCTAGGCAGCGCAGTTCCTCTTGGTAATCATCCCAGCGCATATGCGCCGCGTTGTGAATGTCTTTTGCGTCAAGCCAATCTGAAAGGCGGTCAACTTGCTTTTCAGTAGCTAAGGCAAATTCAAAGTTTTCGGCTAGGTAGTGCTGTTTGATTGTTTCGTATGTCATGTGATCGGCTCCATTGTTTTGTGTGTCTGTGTCTGTGTCATTAGAATAGGAGCGGAATGCGGCAATGTATATTGTTACGTTACGTCACTTATATTCTAGCCATATGTGTTGCAAATATAGAACAAAATCGAGGAACGGGTTTTTATGAGTTGGGCATAGGAAAAACAGCTCCCGGCAATGTACGGCGCTAAAATCAGGCTGTGCGTTGAATTGCCTGTTTTACCGTACCACGGCGCACCGAACCACAATGCCACACGCAGCGCGTCCGCTTAACTGAACGCTTGTTCAATTACAATGATGCAATTAACTGAACGCTTGTTCAATTAATGTAGCCCAATGATATACAGTATGTCGAACACTGAGTACGGTAGACTGTATACAGTGTTCTGTATTTGGTATTCTGTATACGGTATACGCAATACAGTGTTCGATAGACCGAACACTAAGTACGGTATACGGTATACAGTGTTCTGTATTCTGTATTTGGTAGACAATGTTTAGTATGTTGAACACTGAGTACGGTATTCTGCATTCGGTATACGGTATTCTGTATACGGAATACGCAATACAGTGTTCGGTATTTGGTAGGCGGTATGTAAAAATGCCCCCCGGGTCGACGTTTTCTGGGGTAGTGTTATTATTATACCTCTAACACACACGAGCGCCACCGTGTGTCACCGGGTGCCAACCCCCCGTACCCCCTTGCCTTACACCCCCTAAACAATGTAAAAAAAATATAAAATGGGAGTTCCACAAATGGCAGGCAAACCTTTACGCAAGCGCATACTCGCGGACATCGCCAAGCGAGGCGGAGCAGATTACTTGTTTGACCAGCTCGCCTCTGGCAAGACACTGACCAAGCTTGCTGCTGAGTATGAGTGCAGCCGTGAGTATCTCAGCAAGTCCATCCACGCCATCCCTGAGTATTCTTCTGCCGTGTCAAAGGCGCGGCAAGCTGCGGCAGATGCGTTGGTTGAGCAGGGCTTGGAGATGGTTGACGCGCTAGACGGGGCCAGCACCACGTCGGAGATTTCGGCCACGCGTGAGAAGGTGCAGTGGCGCAAGTTTATGGCAGGCTCGTATAATCAGGAGCGATACGGCAATCGGCCCCAGACGAATGTGACGATTAGCGTGAGCGACATGCACCTAGACGCGCTACGCAAGGTCAACTCCGATCTTGCCGCGATTGATACTGAGGATCGTGAGCGTGAGTCCCGCGCGATTGACGCAGATTATGAGGATGTCACAGATGACTGACGCCAATCCATTTGATGAGTTTGTGCTGCGTTACCGCGATGATCCTGTTTTGTTTGTGCAGGAAGTGCTGGGCGCAACGCCATATGACTATCAGGCTGAGTTTCTTAACGCGCTGGCAAACGGCGAGCGTAAGATGTCTGTGAGGTCTGGCCACGGTACTGGCAAGTCAACGACGGCGTCTTGGGCTATGCTTTGGTACGTCATGCTTCGGTTTCCAAATAAGGTTGTGGTTACGGCACCCACGTCCGGCCAGTTGTTTGATGCTTTGTTTGCTGAGTTAAAGCGTTGGATTAATGAGCTGCCGGATCAGTTAAAGGTTTTGTTGACGGTTAAATCCGACCGGGTTGAGCTAACTGCGGCTCCGTCTGAGGCTTTTATTTCGGCTAGAACGTCACGCGCTGAGACGCCCGAAGCACTTGCTGGGGTACACTCTGCGAATGTGCTGTTGGTTGTGGATGAGGCTTCTGGTGTGCCTGAGAAGGTGTTTGAGGCTGCTGCGGGTTCTATGTCCGGCCACGCTGCGACTACGATATTGTTATCCAACCCGACGCGTTCTAGCGGTACGTTTTACGAAAGCCAGACGCGCCTTAAAGACACTTGGTGGACACGGCGTTGGTCTTGCGTTGATAGCCCACTTGTGTCTGACGAGTTTGTTGATGAGATGCGTGCGAGATACGGTGAGGATAGCAATGCTTTCCGCATTCGTGTGTTGGGCGAGTTTCCTATGGCGGATGATGATACGATTATTCCGTTCCACTTGGTTGAGAGTGCCATTCGCCGCGATATTCAGGTTACGCCTGACCAGAAGCCTATTTGGGGCTTGGACGTGGCTAGGTTTGGTTCGGACAAGACTGCGCTGTGTAAGCGGTATGGCAATGTTGTGACTGAGATTACGTCTTGGCAGGGCTTAGATTTAATGCAGACTGTTGGGCGCGTTATGGCCGAATACGAGGGCTTATCGCCCTCTATGCGGCCCAGCGAAATATTGGTTGACAGTATTGGCGTTGGCGGTGGCGTTGTGGATAGACTGCGTGAGTTGGGTGCGCCTGTGCGTGGGATTAATGTTGGCGAAGCTCCTGCTATGGGCAATACTTACATGAATTTGCGGGCTGAGCTTTGGTTTAAGACTAAGGGTTGGTTAGAGGATCGTTCGTGCAAATTACCGAATGACGATCAATTGCTGGCAGAGTTAACTGCGATTAGATTTTCGTTTACGCCCGGCGGCAAGATGAAAGCTGAGAGCAAGGACGACATGCGCAAGCGTGGGCTGAGGTCGCCGGATTTGGCAGATGCTTTATGTTTGACTATGGCGAGTGACGCGGCGACTGCTTTGTCCGGCGCTATGTCAAGTTGGAAGAAAGCTATCAAGCGTAATTTGAAAGGCATTGCATGAAACCTATTCCATTTCATAAGCTATCGCCGAAGATGAAAAATATTCGTATGAATAATTGGATTAAGACATATATTGGGCGTGGGTTAGATTTAGAGGATGCTCAGTACGCTGCGAGGTGGCGCGCTGGGCATTGGAAGTTAAATGATAGGATGAAAAAAGTCATGGATGGCTTGGAAGATGTGTGATATTGACCCTGCGTGGCCTTTATAAAATAAATGTGTTACTGTGCTGAAAAATGAGGATTGATGACATGACGCCATGTAAAGGCTGCCCGACCCCTGCTGCTTGCAAGCGCGCTGGCACTTGCTTAAAGAAAAAATACGGAAAGTAGGAGGCTCACATGGGCATTTTTGATTTTTTAGCTACCGACAAGCAAATGGGTCGCCGTAAGAAAAAGTACGACCCGGATGACACATCTGATTTGGGCCTTGGCGGTTTAAAGTCTTTGCTTGGCACACGGGGCGCTGCTTCTAAAGATGCTCGCGGTGATGCTATGATGTCTAAAACCGCAAATGATAAGCTGCCGGGTTATTTTAATCCAGAAACGCGCGAATATGTGCCGTGGTACGTTGATTTGTTTGACGGCGGCGGATTGAACCAGTCTGAGGGTTTGCTTGGTAAGGACGCGCAGGAGATACCAACTGCTGTCGGCTTGCTTGAAACTAATGGCGCACCCGTTCAGCGTGCGGCTCAGATGCGTCCACAAATGCGGCCCGACCCACTTGATCCGTTTGGTGGTGCAGGACCAAATATACAGGAAAACCCGTTAGGTCCGTTTGGTGGCTCAGGTCCAAATATCCCAGAAAACCCGTTAGGTCCATTTGGTGGCGTAGGTCCATATGGCAACTGGTCTGGAAATGAAGCTGGTATGGGCGGAGGCGAAGTTATTTCTAACAGCCAAATGAACCAAGAAATGTATGGTTATGACTACCCAACTGAATTTAAGCTAGGCGCTGAGCCATCATCTCTATTAAGTGTAGACCAGCCAATTTTTTCCGGAGAAGAAAAAGATGGTTTTATGGAACTTTCCCAACCGTCTGACCGTGCCATTCAGCGCAACATGCCAGCATACCCTGCACAGGTTGCTGGGGTTGTCGGCACAGATGCTATGATGGGCAGGCAAGTAAATCCAATATCCCAAGCTAATGCGGCCGAGTTTCAAAGGTTTCGGGCGAAATTTGAGGATCTTCTTAGGCGCAATGGCCAATGGGGTTTCCCTGATAGGGAGGCGGATGCGTTTCAGGCTTTAAAAGCAAGTGGACAAAATTACTAATGGCAATCACAACTTACGCAGAGCTAAAATCAACCATCGCAGGTTTTCTTAACCGCGATGACTTAACCGCTATAACTAGCGATTTTGTCACGCTGGCTGAATCTAACTTGGCTCGCGACATTCGCCATTGGCGGCAAGAAAAACGAAGCACGGCTGAGCTTGATACGCAGTATAGCGCAATCCCTGCTGACTTCCTGCAAGCTGTTAGGTTTTACATTACCAGCGGCGAGACACGCCCACTTGAGTTAATCTCGCAGTTTCAATTACTTGACCGCAAGTACACCAACTTTAACACCAGCGGCGAGCCTGCTTACTATGCGATTACTGCCGGTGAGATTGAAATTTATCCTGTACCAGATGGGACTTACACGGTTGAGCTGTATTACATATCCAAATTGGCTGCGTTAAGTGATAGCAATACGAGTAACTGGTTACTTGAGCATTACCCTGACGCATACTTGTATGGCTCGCTCATACATTCTGCGCCATACTTAAAGGACGACGCTCGCTTGCAAATCTGGGCAGCTTTGTATCAAAGCGCAATTGATGCTATAAATGCAGAGAGCGAAAAATCGAAATTTGGCGGATCAGGCCGTCGCATGAAAATAAGGGCGTATTAACATGAGCTTTTCAGACACATTTGAAACCAAAGTTTTAACTTGGGTTTTTACCACAGGCACCGCGACACGCCCAACTGCGTGGTATGTTGCACTTTACACAGCCGCACCATCCGACCCCGGGGGCGGAACTGAAGTCTCTGGCGGCGGTTATGCAAGGCAGGCTGTTACGTTTACTGTTTCTGGCAACACTGCCTCAAACAATGCTGCGATTGAATGGCCAGTTGCCACAGCGGGTTACGGCACGGTTACTTACGTCGGCGTTTTTGACGCTGTGACTAGCGGGACTTTGATTGCTTATGCAGCGCTAACGACGAGCAAGGCGATTGATACCGGCGATGTATTTAGGCTCCCATCTGGTGATCTTGACGTCACGCTAGACTAATGGCTGAATATCGCAGCGGTTACGGTAAAGCTACATACGGCTCGTATAACTACGGGCTGGATGGCTTTGTTACGGACGGCGCTGGCACGATTATTATTACGACAACTACCGCAGCCGCATCGGTTCGCGTTAGATTAACTGCGTCAATTGTTGTTGGCGTATCCACAACATCGTCTGAAGCTACTAGGGTGCGTGAGGCTTCGGCGTCTAGCACGACTGCGGCGACGACTGCGTCATCTGCCCAGCGCGTGCGTGAGAGTGATGCAACTTCTGCTGGCGTTGCAACGGTTACGGCGTCTTGCATCCGTAAGCGGAATGCTTACAGTTTGATTACTGCGGCGGCTACTACTAGTTCTGACATGGTTCGCGTTAGGCCAACTGCGGCAGAAATATCTGCTGCGTGTAGCGTGTCGGCCAATGCGGAAGCGATATATATCAGCAGTGCTGACATTGTTTGCGTTATAACATCTGTAGCAACGTGCAACCGGGTTCAGTCGAGTAGTGCTTTAATTAGCACTGTTTTGAGTACGACTTGCAGTGCTGTTAAGAAGTGGGAGCCGATACCTAACACACCTGAAGTTTGGACGCCTGTTGATCCTGCAACGGAAATATGGCAGAGTGTTCCTAACGCACCGGGTAACTGGACCGCGCTTTCCCCACATTGACGGAATAAAGCGCTTTTCAGGAGAAGTATAATTCTGGCTAACGCCGCATAGGAGATTATTATGGCTGATACAACGACAACGGCATATGGCTTAACAAAGCCAGAAATTGGCGCTTCCGAGGATACTTGGGGTACAAAGATCAACACTGATCTGGATACTTTGGATACGGTTGTAAACGCGATTGGCGGTAAGACTGCCGCTGCTACGTTGTCCTATGCAGATGCGGCCAAGATTGCGACGACTGCCACCGGGGTGGATGTTACAGGCACAGCCGTAACAGACGGTTTAACCGTAGCTGGCAACCTGTCAGTCGATGGCGGCACAATCAAGCTGGACGGTAACTATCCTGTTGGTACAGGCAACGTGGCGTTGGGTAATACTGCGTTGGATAGTTTAACGTCAGGCGGCAACAATACAGCCATTGGTCGTGATGCAATGACAGCAAACACCTCTGGTGGAACTAACGTAGCTTTGGGTGGAAGGTCACTAGAAGCAAACACAAGTGCAAGTAATAATATTGCTGTTGGCTACGGTGCAATGCTTGTAA